GGGATATATTGCCTGGAGAAATTGGATGTGCTTTATCTCATGTATCTATATGGAAAGATGCTAAAAATAAAAATTATGATTCTATTTTAATTTTAGAAGATGATTTTAAAGTGGATGGAGAGTTCCCCGCTGAAAAAATTGACTTAGATGATTGGGGCCTTTTGTATCTCGGTAGGCAAAAATTAGGAGAAGATTCAGACATACCAAATCCTTTAAACGTTCCTCCTCCGGGATATTCTCAGTACCTTGATCTTGATAGGCAAAAATCGGCGGGGAATCATGAAATACTAAATTCCATATACACATCTCCAGGATACTCATGGCTATCTCATGCCTACATGTTATCAAAATTAGGCATAGAAAGAATACTAGAACAGAACTTTGAAAAATACATCTTACCCGTAGATGACTTCTTAGCATGTACATATTCAAACACAGAAAGAAAAGACTTATTTTTTATATGGCAAGACATGAATGCATATAGTTTAAAAGAATGTATAGTAAGTCAAACAAGTAATTCAAAAACAAGTAAAACATCTAGTAACTCATTTGCATCTAACATCTATCTAACAAAAGATGTAGATAAATGGTCATCCATGTATATCAATCCTGCATTAAAGAATAAAGAATATGATTTAATTGTAGATGAACCTATACCTGATGTCTTACATTTACATGCATTTAAAAAAGAATTTTGCAATGAAGTTATAAGATTAGCAGAAGAATGTGGAAAATGGACAAAAGATAGACATTATTATTATCCAACTCATGACATGTTAATCAATGAATTTCAATTACATGATGCTTATGACATGTTTTTAAATACTTACATATATCCCCTCGTAAAATCTAATTTTGTACTTACTGGAGACAAATGGAAGAAATTTAGCTCTGAGAACTTTATTATAAAATACACACCGGAAAATCAAGGGCACCTATCTTTACACCATGATGATTCTGCATTCTCTACTGTGTTAACCCTAAATGATGAATACGAAGGGGGAGGTACATGGTTTTCAAAACAAAAGAAGTTAGTTAAAGGAGAAGTAGGTGAATTAACGATACATCCGGGACAGATAACACATAGACATGGCGCAAGACCTGTAACTTCCGGAGTTAGGTATGTATTGGTATCCTTTATAAGACAAGTATATTAAAAAGTGAATAAAAGACTTTTTTAATACTATTTATTGTAAACAGCAGATGGCAGTTCATATACCTATTTGGCCTGGAAGTGGTAGTGCAGTATCTGGTTCTACGCCTTTCGGAATATTTGACAAGGATACTAATTTTCAAAAAGATGCCCCTAAAGTAGCCGTATGGTGCGCTAGAAGATTAGGTTATCCTCTTAGTGACGTGGAATTACAAGATATAAATTTCTACACCGCTTTTGAAGAGTCTATTTCCGAATATAGCAACCAAGTTAACGCCCACTCTGCTAAAGACAATATACTAGGATTGATGGGATTCAATACCGGTTCCCTTAGATTAGAAAAAGAGTTAGTTACCAATTCAATAGCAGGTGTCTTAGAAATATCTGCGGAATATGGTACAGAAATAGGGGTAGGAGGAAGGACTACTTTTTACACAGGCTCAATACTAGTAAAAGAAGGAAAACAAGTCTATAGCTTATTAGACCCTACTAGAGTTTCATTAGAATCCGGAAATCCTGCTACAGATAAGTTCATGATAAGAAAAATGTTTCACAATGCGCCACCTGCTATTGTAAAATATTTCGACCCTTTCGTAGGAACAGGCTTAGGTAGTCAAAATTTACTTGACCAATTTGGATTTGGTAATTTTAGTCCTGGAGTTAATTTCTTATTAATGCCTTTACACCATGATATTCTTAGGATGCAGGCGATAGAATTTAATGACCAAATTAGGAAATCAGCATACGGCTTTGAAATAATTAACAATAGAATAAGAATATTTCCAACTCCTGCAAAAGAATATAAAATCTGGTTTGAGTACACACTAGATTCTGAATATAAAAATGCTAATAAAGGTGGAACAGGTAAAATAAATAGCCATGCTACTATCCCCTATTTTACTTTACCTTATTCTAGTATAAATGACATCGGTAAGCAATGGATAAAGAAGTACACACTTGTATTATCTAAAGAAATGCTAGCTTACGTTAGAGGAAAGTATAAGACCTTACCCGGATTAGAAGATGATATCGTACTGAATACTGAAGATTTGATGTACTCGGTAAATGAAGAAAAACAAAGATTAATAGATGTTCTTAGGATAGAGTTAGATCAATTTAGCCGTCAATCTCAATTAGAAAGAAAGATGGCAGAATCAGAAGCTCATGAAAAATTTTTAGCAGTAATTCCACTTAAAATATACGTAGGATAATGGCACTATTTGGAAGTGGTAGAGATGCTTCTTTAGTTAGGAGTATAAACAGAGAAAGAGTGAATAAAGTGATGGCCTTAGAGGTTGAACTTTATAAATTATCTAGGGAAGATACTAGAGAGAACATATATAGAGAAGCACCTAGTAAAGTATTCTACAATGCCACTAGATTAAACTGTATTATAAAAAGAGGTACTAAAGAGACAATAGATACCGACTTTGGATTAGATTTTGAAAGAGAAGCTACATTTTATTTCCTAAGAGATGATTTATTAGAAAGAGATTTGGTTATAGAGCCCGGAGACTATGTATTCTTTGATATGGATTTTTACGAGTTAAATAACGTATTCTCGGATAATACTTGGTTTGGAAGAAATCCTGAAACATATATACCTCATGTACTAGGAGAAGAGCGAGAATTTGGTTACAATATATCCGTCATAGCACAAGCACACTTAAGCAGAAAGACAAACTTAACTACTACTGATTATAGGTCCGGAATTAACGACGCGTATGATGAACTAAACAAATATTAAAATGGCTAAATCTACGATAAATCCTACGGTATATAATCAACTCTATAGAAATCAAGTAAATAGAGGAGAACAAACTAGAGAGGACGATGATTACATTAAGATTCCCGAAATTACAATATATGATGTAGATTATGCTATATTACAATACATTAGAAATAACATCAAACCTGAAGTTCAAGATAGAGATAGCATGATTGATGTTCCTGTAATGTATGGAAGCGGAGAACTCTGGTCTCAAATTCAATCAAACGGTTTTATGCGAGATGAAAAAAATAAACTTCTTTGTCCGGTAATTACACTATCTCGGACAAGAATGGAAGAATATAAAGCCTTTGCTAAGTTAGATGTAAACAATAGGGTTTCTAGCCGGGTATATTACAGAGACGGATATACTCAAAATAATGCTCGCTATGGTTCCAATAATAGAGGGAATACGGATGCACCACAAAAAGAAGTTTATATATCTTTAATACCTGAATACTATTATGTGTACTATGATTTAAACATTTGGACAGATTTCAACGAGCAACTAAATAAAGTAATAGAACAATTTATACCTGTTAATAATTTTGTGTGGGGAAACGATTATCAATTTGTTACCAACATCGAAGATTTTACATTTTCCGCAGTCAATATATCAAAAAAAGAAAGAATTGTAAAAGCATCTACAAGATTAAGAGTACTAGCTACACTTATGCCGGCATTTGTAGAAAGAAAATCATCCATTCAAAAAGCATTATCCATTAAAAAGGTAGCAATGTCAGAAAGATTAACGTAATTTAACATTTTTTTAATTGTTTGAGATTTTTAAAACATATTTATAACAAATGAGAATTTATTAATAATTCTTGGTATAATATTTAATTGACAAAAACAAAAAAATGGCAGAAAGAATAGTCAGTCCTGGCGTATTTACAAGAGAAAAAGACCTTAGTTTTTTACCTTTAGAAATACAAGCTATAGGAGCGGCGGTTGTAGGTCCTACCTTAAAAGGACCCGCGTTCGTTCCTTCTACAATCTCCTCTTACGAGGAATACCTTAGAGCTTTCGGAGGAGCCTTTAGTTCAGGTTCCGGTACATCTGAAAGACAATACAAGTTCTTAACGGACTATGTAGCACAAGAATATTTGAGATATGCGGAAAACTTAACTGTGGTTAGAGTACTAGCTGGAGACTATGAGTACGCAAGTTCAAATGTAGTAAGTAGAGGTGCTTACGCTGCTGCTCCTGCGGGAATTAAAGCTAAATTAACCGGATCTTATTTTACAGCTGCAAATCAAACCTTTAAACTTACCGTAGTATCTCCGGGTAACTATGTAAATACATCACTTACTTCTATTGCCTCTAATAATGGAATAGGAAATCCTAACGATGATTCTACAGGAGGAGTGTTGAACATAGGAAATAGAGAGAATCTAAGATGGGAAGTAAGAGACGTAAATACTGATTTAGGTACTTTTGATTTGTACATAAGAAGAGGAGATGACAGACACAACAGAAAAGTAATCGTAGAACAATACAATGACCTTACGCTTGACCCTAACGATACTAATTATATTGGTAGAGTTATTGGAGATCAAATGTACAACTTGAAATATGATTCTGACGGTATCCCATTCCTACAATTAAGTGGCTCATTCCCTAATAGATCTAGGTATATTAGAGTAGAGGTATTTAAAGAGAACTACAATTACTTGAACGAGAGCGGACAAATCAGAGTTGCTGCATTCTCTAGTAGCTTACCTGCTGCTGTATCTGGTACTTTCTCCGGAGGTTCCGATGGATATGTAAAACATCCTAGGTCATTCTTCGATAAAATTAGCGGACAAAATAGTCAAGGATTCAATTTAGATGATTTAGCGGGAGGAGCCTCTGGTTCAACTGCTTATTTAGATGCCATTGACATTTTAGCTAATGCAGATGAATATGATATCAACATGTTACTCATGCCCGGAATTATTGACGGAGTAGGTGAACAACATGGTGAGATTATAACAAAAGCCATTGCCATGATTGAAAATAGAGGAGATATTTTCATGGTAATTGACCCTACTAGATATGGTGATACTATTGGACAAGCTATCAATGCAGCCTTAGCAAGAAATACTTCTTATGCTGCTTATTACTATCCATGGGTACAAATAGCTGACGCTGACTTAGGAAGAAACGTATGGGTTCCACCATCCACTGTAGTATCTGGAGTTATTGCATTCAATGACTACGTACAGTTTCCTTGGTATGCTCCGGCAGGTTTGAATAGAGGTGCTATCGACGTAGCTCTACAAGCAGAAAGAAAATTAACTTTAGGTGATAGAGATAGACTTTACACTTACAATATTAATCCTATCGCGACTTACCCAAGAGAAGGCGTAGTTGTATGGGGACAGAAAACTTTACAGAAGAAAAGATCTGCACTTGATAGAATTAACGTAAGAAGGCTATTGATAACTGCTAAAAAATTCATCGCATCATCTTCTAGATATTTAGTGTTTGAACAAAACACTAAAGAAACAAGACTTAGATTTTTAAGTATAGTAGAGCCTTATTTAGAGAGTGTTAGAAGAAATCAAGGTTTATATGATTTCAAAGTCATAATGGACGAATCTAATAATACTCCTGACGTATTAGACAGAAACGAGCTAAGAGGTGCTATTTATTTAAAACCTACTAGAACTGCGGAATTCATAATCTTAGATTTCTTTGTACTACCTACAGGAGCTTCTTTCCCTGGTGATACAGAATAAACAAAAAAAATAGAATAAAATGGCATTTGAATATAAACCATTTGAATATTTTAACCCTAAGCAGCAGATGCGATATGTGCTCTTTCTAACTAACGTTGGAGTACCTATCCCTACTTATATGGTTAAAACAGCTGATAGACCATCAATAGACCAAAATCCAGTTACAGTAGATTACATTAATACAGAATTTAAGGTAAAAGGAAAATCAAGGTGGCAGGATATATCAGTTACATTATATGATCCTATTGAAGTAAACGGAGCTAAATTACTACATGATTGGATAAGTTTATTTCACCATAACTCAGGATTAAATCAATCACCTGCGGGTAGAACTCCAGGTCTTTTAACTCCGGGAGAAGATGGATTCATTCACGAGTATAAGAGAACTTTAGTTTTCCAAGCCTTAACTCCACATGGAGATGTAGCGGATGAATTTTCACTATATGGCGCTTTCGTAGCAGACGCTAAATGGGGTAACATGGATTTATCGTCTGATGACTTAAACATGTTAGACTTAACCATTACTTATGATTATGCTGTAATGATTCCAGCTAAAAATAAAGTAATTACTACCGGAAAAGTAGACGCATAAAATTAATTAATAAACCACAGAGGTGCATCAATGCACCTCTGTGCTTATAAAATACACATGGCATTTACACACAAACCTTTTAAATATTTTAACCCGAAACAGCAAATGCGTTTTGAGTTATATATGCAAGCGGATCCATTTGGTCCTTTTTACCCTACGTATGCCATAAAATCAGCGGAAAGACCTACTTTAGAGAATAATCATATCACAGTAGATTACATAAATACAGAATTCCACGTTAAAGGAAAATCAAGATGGCAGCCCATAACAATACGTTTTTATGATCCAATTGAGGATAATGGTGCCAAAATGTTACATGATTATATTAATAATTATCACCACAATTCAGGAACGACCGGACAAAGTTTTAATTTATTAACACCCGGAGAAGATGGTTTTATACATGAATATAAAAGAACATTATATTTAAGATCATTATCACCTCATGGAGATGTAATGGATTCTTTCGTATTAGTAGGAGCATTCTTTGATTCTGTTAAATGGGGAGAATTTGACATGTCTAGTGATGATTTAGTATTGATGGAAGGAACAATAGTATATGATTATGCTATGGTTAGAGGTAGTAAAGTAAAACTTCCTGACGTAGAAGGCCCCGGACTAGATGGTGGAGGAGCTAATTTAGGAAGTCAATTAAAAGATGCCGCTATAAATATTGGGAAAGGAGCCGCTCAAGCAGCAGCTAACGCCGGAATAAGCGCGTTAGGCGGATTGATTGGTGGCGGTGGAGGTGGAAGGAACTAGTTTTCTTTGTTTTGTATTAATTTTAAGTTTTTAGTATATTTATTATAAAAAGAAATGGCTAAATCTACGCCCATATTTAGACAAAAGAAAATAGACAGAACAGTAGCTGTAGATTCTACAGGTGCTTCTGAGTATACTCAATACAGACCTTTTGCCTATTTTGAACCTAAACTAAAAAATAGATTTGTCCTTTACTTAGACGTACAAGGGATTTACATACCTAGTTATTTAGTAAAATCTGCGACTAAACCCGGATTTACTTACGATAATATAGAGTTACAGTATATAAACTCAAAAACAAACTTTAAAGGTAAGATGACATGGGATCCTATAGAGATAGTACTATATGACCCTGTGGCAGCACATAGGTTTTCTCCTAGGGCAGCTAATAATCCCTTTGTAGATTCGTTATCTAGTTCCGAGGAAGTAAGTAATGATTCCTCTGTTTTAATATATGAATGGATAATGAATACACATTCTAATTACGTAGAAGGTAGAGAATACGCGCTAGAAACATATAAGAAAACTTTGATATTAGAAACATTAATGCCTAGAACAAATATACAATCGGAAAGATGGGAAATACACGGTGCTTATGTTTCGGCTGTAAAATGGGGTGAGTTAGATTTATCGGACGATTCTTTATCCACTTGTTCTGTAACAATTATGTATGATTATGCGTTAATAAAAGACGCTAACCAAAGAAAGGTTATTCCTTACAATAAAGAGCGTATTAATCCATTAGCGACACTACCTGATTCTATTAAATCTCTTAATCAAAAAATTCCATCGGTAGGATTATTACCGAGAGCTTAAAAATTAAACAAACATAAATATTATGAAGCCAGACAGAGAAGTTACATTTAATCAAAGTCCTAGCGAAGACGGTATGGAAATTCCTACTCCGGTTATTCCAACTGTCCCTAAAGGTGTAAGTCAGACTACTTTATTAGTTGATTTACCATCCAGAGGTCTTTTTTACCCTAAAGAAAATCCTCTATCCTCGGGTCAAGTAGAATTAAGATACATGACAGCTAAAGATGAGGATATCTTAACTAATCAGAATTATATCATGCAAGGAACGGCCATTGAAAGAATGTTCCGTAACTTGCTTGTATCAGAGATTGATTGGGATGATTTGTTAGTTGGAGACAAGAATGCCATTATGATTGCAGCTAGGATTGCAGCTTATGGAGAAGATTACGTGATTCAAGTTACTACTCCTTCAGGTAATACTCAAGACACTACAATTAATTTGAGTGAGTTGAAACCTAAACCTATTGACGAATCCGTATTAGTAACGAAGAATAGTAATCTATTTAAACTTACTCTTCCCAAGTCTAAAAAAGAAGTACATGTAAAACTACTTACAGGAAAAGAAGATAAGGAAATTGACGCTATTGTTAAATCCTATGAGAAAGTGGGAAAAGATCCTGGCTTACTAACATTGAGGTTAAAGCACATGATTGTTGCTCTTGACGGTAATGTTGATTTAGTTTATATTAGAAATTACATTGACACCGATTTACTAGCAGCGGATAGTAGAGCCATTCGATCTTTCTTAAGTAAAATTCAACCAGACGTAGATTTTAATGTAGACGTGATAGACCGGTACACCGGGGAGCCTTTTCGCACTCCAGTGGTTTTCGATGAAAGATTTTTTTGGCCTGACCTCGAGAGATAGACAGTACATATATGAAGAAGTTTTTCAACTAATTCATTATGGAAAAGGATTTACATACAATGATTTGATGGACATGCCTATATTTATTAGAAAATTCTTTTACAATAGATTATTAGAAGCGTATGAAGAAAGAAACGAAGCAAATAAAAAAGCATCCAAAAAATCAAGATGATAGAATGAAAGAAATTAGGGAGGGGATTCTCTCCTCCCTTTTTTCATTATTAGCCATTCCTGCACAATTAAGAATGGTAGGTAGAATGTATAATGCAGGAAAAGAGGATGAGAAATTAAAAAAATTAAGAACTCAAAGATTACAACGTCTACAATCTTTGAAACATGACTCTGATTCTAATAATAAACATTTTGGAAGATATAAATAACATGCATCATTAAAAATGAATACAAATGGCAGTAGCGGCAATAATAAAATATCTTCAAGATGTAGACAATGATTTAGCTAGTATTGAAGTAAATTTAGATAACGCTCACAAAGGGCTAGCAGAAATACATGAAGCAAATGAGAAAAGCGTAGACAAAAGTGATAGCGAACAGGTTAAAATAGTAAAAGCATTACAAATATCATGGAAAAAAGATAAGGATAAATACCAAACAGCTAAAGATGCTATAGGAAATTGTAGAAAAACAATATCAAAAATAGAATCTGATTTAGACAGATTACCAGGAATAAAGGACCCTTCAGCTTTACATAAAACAATAAATACCAACATACAACTACTAGAAAGTTATTTAATAACTATCAAGGATAATATAGCGTATGTATTCACTAGAAGTAGTAAGGATTCGTATTCCTTAGCAAATCAACCAGAATTTGCAAGTGCTGGAATATCTTTTTCGTCACCCACAAAAGCTCTTAGCGGTCAAATAAAAAATAAAATACATGATTATTCCAAAATTGTAGAAAGTACTAGGCAGGACGTAATTAAAAAATTAGGACAGAGAAAAGATAGCTTACCTCAAATGGGATCCTCTAAACCCATTCAATCCAAATCATCTAAAATACAAGAATCTAGAGATAAATTAAAGTCTGATATACAAGCATCACTACAAGGTGATTCTAGGCCATTTGAAAAAATGAGTGAGGGAGAGAAGCATAATATTTTAAAATACGTCGGAGGTAGAAAAAAAGCAGATACTAAAACAGATTTAGAGGATTCAATATATAGTAAAGTAGGATTAGGCAAAGATGAACTATTAAAATTGGCTAGTAATAAGGGATCGGAAAGTAGCTCAATGACAAAAGCACTTACGCCTTATGTCTCTCCTGCAAATAAACCATCCCCAGTTTCTGTGGCTAGTGCCTTGCCATCAATGGATAACGTACTACGACAGCAGCAAGGATTACCATCATCTTCTTCTATCTATCCGGACATGGCAAAACTAGAGACTAGTCCTATGTCAACTGCGATGGTGCCTTATCATGGACCTAATCTTAAACAAATAGCAGCAACTAAGAAATTAAAAGCTGCTATGGAAAATAATGTAATTCCACAGACAACTAAGAGATCTATACCTCGATTAACTTCAGGAGATAAAGGATTTGAGAAAAGAGAGGCAGCCAGAAGAAAATTGAAAGCGGCTATGAGGAAATCCAGCCCTAATCAGCAAGCGATACCTTTAAGAGGAGATAAAGATTACGAAGACAAAAAAGAATTTTGGCAAAGCTCTAATTTTGGACAACCGGGAGGATCGGGCGGTGGCGGAGGATTATCAGGAAGTTCAGCTAAGAAAGCATACAATGATATAATGAATGTAAGGGTTGTTGAAATAGTTCCAGAGCCCTTGGATTCCCTTAAGACTATATTTCATTCTGCTATGGCGGAGGCGTTGGACTACTATTCAGCTTCTCCTAAATTAAAAGTTCATTTAGAGTCAATAGGAAATAATATATCTCAACTACTGTCTTCTCTTTTCAATCAAGGAAGCTCTCCATCTCCGGGACAGACAACAACAAACCCAGGACAAACAACACCAAACACAACAAACCCGGGACAGACAACAACAAATCAAAATAATTCTACACAGAGTGGTAGTACTACAAACAACGTACCCTCTCCAACCGATTTAGACCCATTTCAAAAAAGACTTAAAAAAATATATAAAGAAGGGGAGGAGGAGATAACATTCTTATATGCAAAAGTAAATTCTTTTTTCCCATTCTTCTCCACTGCTCAAGCAAAAGCTAAAAAAACAGCTCTAGCTACCTTGAAAGCAGGATATGATAAGTTTGACGAAATTTATGCCGCAACAGGTAGTTCATATAAAGGAATGGCTGCATCTGTAAAAGAAATGTTTAATATTTCTCCCATGACAGTTATATTAGCGGGAGCAACAACTGCATTTATGGGACTTTTAGGAGCTGCAACTAGATTAAATAGTAAAATAAAAGAAATATCAGCGGAGTTAGGAACATCCAACATGCAATCTTATGAATTTTTTAAGAATGCAATGAATGCTCAAACTCAATATGATAACATGTATGCTAGTCTTAGGGATGTCAGAGATGTTCAAAAAGGCATCTTAGGAGATTCAGGCATATTATTACAAGTAAATGATAAAGCATTAGCTAGCATAGCGGACAATGCAAAAAATATAGGAGTATCTACAGAGGCAGCGGGAGCTTTTACCGAGGCATTAAGGACAAAAGGTGCGACAGATGTTGAAGCGGCTAATTTAATGGCAGCATCTTTAGAACTTGCAGATAAGAGTGGATTCATTATGCCTCAATCTGTAATGGATGACATAGCTCAAAATGTAGAGTTTTCAGCAAAATATTTTTCAGGAATAAATAAAGATTCAAAATCAGCGAAACAACATTTAGTAGATACTAACTTACAAGTAAAAGCATTAGGATTAAATTTCCAAAAAGCTGCTAAAATGACACAACATTTATTGTCATTTGAGCAAAGTATTACAGCAGAAGTTGAAGCATCTGTAGCATTAGGAAGACATGTTAACATTGGAAAAGCTAGAGAATTGCTTTTACAAGATGACATTGGAGGAGCTATGGAGCAGATGATGAATGAAATGGGAGGTTACGACGCATTTCAAAACGACATGGATTTTGCGCAAAGACAGCTCCTAGCCAATGCCGTAGGAATGGAGGTATCGGAATTAGAAAAAAGTTTATATTTACGAGATAAAATAGGAATAACAAATGAAGAGGCTTTAAATGCTGCAATGAAAAATAGCGATTATTTAGATAAAGTAGCAGGTAAAGATGTGGAATTATATAAGATAGAGGCTAAAAAAGTATTAGCGGCTGAAAGATTTAATACAGCAGTTGAAAAAGTTAGCGTAGCATTTAAATCTTCTTTACTACCTATATTAGAAGCTATTATACCTATTGTTGACCGTATAGCTTGGGTTATAAATGGTATTGCTGAGGGAGTTAAATATGCAGTAGGAGGTTTAGCTTCAGTTGTTAATTTTATTAGCGGAGGAAAAATAAGTTCTAAAAGAAAAGACGAAAATACAGCTTCTCCTGCGGAAATGGCATCCGGAGGCGCATTAATGGCATCAGCTATCTTAGGCACTTTAATGCTAGGAAAAAGTAAAGCAGGAGGTAAACTCGGAGAAGTCGTAGGAAAAGCTAGAGGAGGATTAGATGCAGTAACAGGTGCTCTAGGCTCTAAATCTAATCCTATGTATGTTCGGATAGTAGGAGGAGGCGGAGGAGCAGGTGGAATTGGCGAAATTCTTGATTCCGCAGGTGGTGGAGGTAAGAAAGGCGGACGTGCAGGGTTTTTAAAAAGAATGCGTACTTCTAAGAATGTAGTAGATAGAGCTAAATCTATCCAAAAAATTAGAGATGCTAGAATCCCTAAAACAGGGGCTCTTGCTAAGATAGGTCAATATTTAACAAAAGTAAAAATTCCTAGTATTCCTAAAATAGGAGGAGCACTAGCTATTATTGGTGCAATAGGAGACTTCTCAAATAGAAAGAGTCAAGGACAATCAAACACTCAAGCAGTTGCAGGAACCGCGGGAGGAGTTGGTGGAGCATTGATAGGTGCAAAAGGTGGAGCATTAGCCGGAGCTGCTATTGGAGGTGCTATAGGAACAGCAGTTCCTGTGATAGGAAATATAGTTGGAGCTGCTGTAGGAGGGGCTATAGGGGGATTAGCAGGAGGAGCTGCCGGTTATTATGCCGGCGGTGCTGTAGTAGATTCTCAGTTTAAAGGAGGCAAAAAAGATTCATCTTATCAAACACAACCATTTCAATATCAAGGAATGGGATTAAGTGCAACAGGGTCTATATATGGAGGAGTTAATAAGCCAAAACCAATTGGAACTCCCGTAGAAACATCTATGGTTGATACTACTCCGACAACTTTAAAACCTAACTTCTCTAGTCCATTTAGTACAACTCCTAATTTTGGAACTACTAGTATGTCTAGAGAATCTGTAATGGTTAATAGGTCAAGTAAAAGCGTGGCAACTATGGCTACGATGCAAAAGACTGTCGAAGAAAAAGAAAAAAAGGAAGAAGCATTATTGAAAGCAACAGATTACACTAATAAATTATTAGAAGCTATAGTAAGTAAACAAAACATTCCGGTTATAGCTTACTTTAATGACGAAGGAAGAAGACAAGTAAAAAGCACTTTGAGAAAAGAAAGTTCACCATAAAATAAAACCATGCCCCTAGACGCAAGATCTATATTAAATAATACAATTCCTGGTAGTCTCTCTCTTAGAGAAAGACAAAAACCTTTTACTTTCAAATTCCAAAGGATATCTGCCGGTTCTGTTAGTAATGGAGTGACTATAGTATTAATGGCTTATATAAATACTATATCCGACTCCTCTAGCCCGGAATGGGATGAAAGATTAGATATAGGAAGAGCGGACGCAAAAATATTATATAAAAGTTTTAGTAGAACTATATCTCTTTCTTTTACGGTCGCAGTAGAAAGCGAAATAAATCCTGAACGTGATATTAGCGAAAATGAGTTAGATATAAGGCTAGGACGTGCTTCTAGAAATCGTTCTAGTACGGGAATTGAGCGGTCAAGAATTTTAACAGATCCTCCCACAAGTAATCTGACTAATATTAGAGGAGAGCAGGGAATTAATATTGGCGGAGCAATACAAAGAGCTTCAGGCACCGAGTATGCTACAAGAGACGTAGCTATTAATTTAAACGATGCATCCAATAATTCTACATTATCTGCAAGAGTAGCTAATATTACATATTCTTCGATTACTTCCGGGATAAGTATAAACCACGTCACCTCTCAACTTAATGAATTATCAAAACTAGCACTTCCTGTATATAATGGGCCTTATGTTGGATCTTATGTTAAATTCAGTATAGGTAAACTATATACAGAAGAAATAGGTTACATAAAAGGATTAACTTTCGATTGGGATAATTCACAAATAGTGTGGGACGAGGATAAGGAATTGCCTATGATTACAAATGTTTCTATGGAGATAGGATACATAGGCAAAAGAAAACCTCAGGTAGCATCAAACTTCTTTGGATAATGAATAGATACGAAGACATAACTAATATAATAAGAGAAGAGTCGGGCGTTAGAAGATATAGTACTACGTATTATTATAGAATACCATTTAAGACTAGTGATTTTTTTATATACTCTAAATCTGGGGATAGACTAGACTTATTAGCTAATGATTATTATGGAGATCCTAGATATTGGTGGGTAATAGCAAATGAGAATGATATAGGTAAAGGGACTATTGTACCTCCCGTTGGGATTAGGCTTAGAATACCATATCCATTAGATATGTTAGAATTAGAAAATTTAAAAAAAGAAGCAATAAATGGCACCTCCTTTTAGAAGACCTATACCGGATACAGTAAAAAGCGTTTTAGGCTCTCGAAGTGGACTTTACTCAAAGGGTAATACTCTTGACTATTTTAAACCCAAAACACGTAATACCGCATTCTGTACTATAAAAAAACAAGGTATAACAGTATCTACTTTAGAAGACACTTTTACTGAAACTTACAATCCTAATTCTTTAAAACCTAGACCTAATTTAATAAGAGCAGAAATAGAGAGAATAGGAAACGACGCATCTCTTGTTAATTTATCCATGAGAATTAGAGGGACCATAGAAGTTTATACTATGTCGGATTTTATAAGATACTCAGAAGTCTTCTGTATAAATGACCCAGTAAACCAATTATCAATAACAATGGGTTATGCCGCTCCTTTTGACGGTTGTCCATCCTATACCGTCAAGGGATGCTTTATTGCCTATGGAACTTGGCATACAACGAATGAGAACTATTACCAATTATCTTTTGAAGCCATAGGTCCGGGAGAAGTATTTTCTACATTGGATATTGGATTATCCGGACTATGGGAGCGGTCTGATTTAAAGTATAAAAATAATACATCTTTTGATAATTCCTCGGAAGAGGGACAGGTGTCAGGTTATTATGAGCTTATGTTATATGATGCTCAAAAATCAGGTGCTACTTTAACAGATTCTATTGGAGATGGGGAAATAATTCCGTATTCTAGAAAAAATAATTATGAGGGAAATGTACAATTTGGTATACAATATTTAAATTTCAGAGGTGTTATTACAAAGTCGGATATAGTAGTGTATCAACCCATAGAAGGAAACGAATTAAATCCAGACCCTACGGAAATACCAACGGCTCAAACAACTACTGACGAGTTCTTTACTTTACAATATGTTGTTGATAGAATAGTAAATGAATTTGCATTAGAGCCTTTTTTTAGAAACGGATGCGTAGCGGAGTCAAAAGTAAAAGATGTTTTTATAGGTTTTCCTGAAAAGCCTCATTGTTCTTCTTTATATGGAAGTATAGTTAGATCTTGCGACCCTAAAAAAATATTAATACTAGGAGGCCAGGCCGGAAACTATACGAATAAAAATAATAGATCAGAGGGGAAAAATTACGAGACACTTTCGGGAGGTAGTATTGACGGAATCAAATCTCACTATGCATCATACATTGACTATAGAAAAATACTAATACATAGAAATACAATATACGATGCTATTAAATCTACTATGCATACTACTCGCAAAGGAGATCCAGGAAATAACATAAAAAATGATTTTATAGATGAGGCTTATTTAAGGGTAGATATGTTTTTAAAGAATTTATTTACTGTTATTAGTCAATGTACAGGAGGTTTCGTTCAACTAACTTTAGTTCAAGACGATGGAGGTCAAGAGACAGATAACTTAACAGAACACAGAGTATTAAGAATTGTACCAGCAACGTTTGTAAAAGAGGATTTCAATGTATGGCAATTTGATACGATTAATGGTGACGGATCTACTAGAGAATTGAACATAAGTGCCGAACTTCCCTCTACAGATTTACATGCTTCTTTAGTTAAAACAATATTTAACACATCTAGAACAGCTCACGCAGTAAGTGAAGGGAATTTTGATGATGGGTTTGAAACAGGACAAGACGCAATTAGAAATATAGCAAAAAAACTAATGGATAATTACTATAATGATTTAATGCCTAGAACAAAGTATAGTGAAGAAACTTGTGATGGAGCTAGAAACTTATTAGCTACGTGTCTTAGAGCTCAATCAACAGATAGCTTGATAAGTAATAACCAGTATTTGTGGCTAATGAAAATGAATGTAAAGATGGACGGAGTAGGAGGATGGAGAATAGGACATCATATAAATAGTAATACAGTGCCTACTAATTTTACTGTAGGTAGAAATATAGCATTTGTAATTACTAGAGTACATCATGTAGTGGAAGGTCAAGATTGGCAAACAGAGTTAGAGTCTATTTGCACCGCAATTCCTTCGGGAACATCTATATTAGGATCAGGAGGCGGTACAGGCGGCTCGGGTGGTTTAGTTTCCGGAGGGAATGTCACTAAATCTAAATCTCCTAAAAATTTCCTTAATACTAAATTCATAGGACAACCAGGCCGACCTAATAATTTTGTAACTAATCCTTTCAAGCTCCCGGAATTACCTAAACCACCCAAACCACCTAAATTACCCTAAAAATAAATCATGGCTAATTTTTTTTACACAGAAGGCGGTTTTCTATGGGATGAGAATAACATGCCATACAAGGGGTATTATTTCTATACTAACAGAATACCATACGCAGGTATAAACGGAAAGGATACAAGAAAAAGATTATTTTTAGAATACGAATTTAAGAGGAGAGTATATTCTTCTCTTGGTTCGGAGCCAATGGTGGAGTACATAAACATAAATCCGTACACTCCAACTAAAGAAGAAATAGAAGAAGAAGGTCTTTATTTTAAACGCTATTTCTATCAAAAACGAATAAAACCAATAACATCTATAACAGAAATTAGTAAAGATGATTATTTTTCTGCTAAAAACTTGCAGGATAACAAAAATAGACTTATATTTGCAGAAATCTATTGGAAAGTTCGCGGAGACAAAGTTCAAGTAGCGCAATTAAACAGGAATGAAGTTTTAAGTGCAGAGACAACTTTTCCGGGACTTAAGAGGTTTATTGTAAATTATAATGAGTTTTATATAAATGATGGTTATTGAGAACGAGGATCAACTAAGGGAGATCCAAACTAATTTTTCAGGTTCCTTTGTGTTTCCTATTCCGAAAGATATGTCAAATTTTTCGGAGGGGCTATCTATGTTATTTATACATGACTACAAATCAAATGAGTCATATTCAATAGCATTACA